ACCTCCGTTTCTACGGCGCTGAAGAGTTGCACCAAGTTTTCCTCGCCGCGGGAAAAACCGGCACGTTGTAAAATGTAGGCAATCGGCTCGGGGCAATAAACGGCCATCGTGTGGTAACCGTGCAGCCCGGCGATTTTCTTGAGCACGGCCACGCAATGGCCAAACGCCGTGCGGGCTTTCTTGAGCGAGAGCCCCGGGCGGGACACGGCGTGTTCGACCATGCACATGCCGCACGAGTTATCCATGTGGAGGAACAAAGCGGCGGCGGGTTTACCGTCGATGTCGCAGATCACGCCGCACTTGGGCAAGATCGTCTCCGGCCGGCGCTGGCCATCGTGCGCCAACCACCAGCCGGTGATGGTCTCAAAGTCAGCCGCCGCGTAGGCCCGGATGTTGTAGGTCGTGTCACTCATTTCCGTAGGTGTCCCATTTAGGTTCGAGGGCGAGCAGCGCCAGCGGGTACGGCTCGGTCTGGCGGACATCGAGGTCGGCATCGATCCCGAAAGCTCCGGCCAGGACAATCTTCTGGTCGCCGGTCGTGATGTTGTCCCGGTCGAGCGTGTACCAGTCGCCTCCGTTGGTGCGGATCTCTCCGCCGCGGCTTTTGTAGGTTCTCGCCAAGATCTGATGCACCCGCTTCTTGCGTCCCTGGCTGGTGCCGTCTTGCAGCTCCATGTCGAGCTTCATCGGCCGGAGGGTCGACGTGTACGGCAACCCCACGGCCAAGGGTTGGGTCAGCCGGTTGACGCGGCCGCGGGTCGCCGTCTGGGTCGTCCAAGTGCCGCCGCTGTCGTAAAGGGTCACCTCGCGCCCGGAGAGGTTGGGCACGGCGTAGGCTCGGGCCAGCACGGCGTAACCGCCGGACGTGTACGTGCCCCAGCTAGTTGCATCGACGGCCAGGCCGGTGGCCGGATCGACCAGCTCGAAGTACTCGGGATCGCTGGTCGCTTGCACCGTCCACGTGCCGTTGAGCTGGGTCATCCCGCCCACGGACTCAAAGCGAATCTGCGTGCCGTTGGCCAGCTCGGTATCGAAAAGCACGTCGTCCAAGATCAGCGTGAGCGTTGAGCCGGAAAGAGTGATCGATTGGATAGGGTAGGCCGCCTCGAAGGCCGCTACGCCGCCGGACGTGTAAGCGCCCCATCCGGTCGTGTCGATGTCGGCTCCGGTAACTGGGTCGGTCAAGATCCACTGCGAAGGGTCAGCCGGGTCGGCCTTGAGGCGGAAACTGGCGTTGAGTTGCGTGGTGCCGCCCACGTCGCGGAAGGTGATCAAGTCGCCTGCCGCCAGCTCAAGGGTGAAATCGTCCTCGTCCAGGATAATCTCGAGCTTGCTGCCCCCAAGCAAAGTGACCGATTGCACGGCAAATTCGTTGGGAGGGTTGTTGACGTAGTTGTCGAGGTAGCGCCATCCGTCGGTGTCTTCGTTGTCGAGACGGTCGCGCCACTGCAACTGAAACCGCTCGATGAAGCGTTTCACGGCGCCATCGACGACGCGGTTCACGGCCACCCAGATCTCATCCTCGGTGCCGATGCCGTAGATCACGGCGACCGATTCGATCGTCCCATCGGTGAGGTGCCGGTGCCAGCCGACGACTTTTTGGTCGCGCTCGTAGGTCATGCCGATGAGCACGCCATCGCCACGCACGCACCACAAGATCGCGTCGGGCTGTTGCTGGTAGGCAATCTCGACGATCTCCCCCTTGGTAATGTGTTCGGCTAGGAGCGTCAGATCGGGAGCGATCCAGCCGTCTTTGTTCAACTCATAGACCAGCTCGCGCACCTTGCGGCCGTTGCGTTGCACGAAAAGCAGCACGTCGTTGACCAGCGCAGCCCGCATGTATTTCGAGCCGTAGCTCGATTGCCGGCGGGCTTGCACGTTGGTCGACGACAGGCTTTGCGCCGTGTCAGCCGAGCCGATGGTCCACTCGTCGCCGGAGGTGCCGACGAGCAAATCAGCCTGGCTGTACAGCCAGTTGATCCGGTTGCCCTCGGAGGCCGCCAGCGTGAAGCTGATGGCCGCCTCGGCCGTCGTGCCCATCTCGTAATTTTCAAAGTCATCGAGCTTCGAGCACCAAATCGTGTTTGGCTCGCTGGTGTTGCCGCCAAAGCAAAGCCGCTGCTCATGCAATGCGACCGAGCGCGGGAAGCCGCGGAACCCGGAGAAAGCGGCCTCGTACCAGAGCTTGGTGCGGCGGTTGCTCTGCGCATCCGTGCCGAGCCACTCCTGCACCGTCGCCGTCGCCGAAAGACCATTGCTGGCCACGGTGGCAATCTTGACTTGGCCGCCCACGGTCTGGTTGGCCACGGTCAAAGTAACGCGGGCGTTGGTCTGGCTGGTCCAGGCTTTGACGTAAAGTTTGATCCCGCAGCGTTCCAGTTCGTTGCCGCTGGTGATGATGTTGCGGTCGGCGTTGCTGTCATACTCCCGCACGATCTCCATCTGCGAGATGTTCTCCACGCGCACGGTGCTCGAGGACGATCCGGAGTTGGCCACCGTGTAGGTGTAGGTGTTGGCGTCGACCACGGTGATCTGCACGGCCGTGGTGGTGTTGAACGGAGCCGCGCTCCCGGAAAAATGCACGCGGTCGTTGGTGGCAAAACCATGCGCCGTGTGCGTCACGGTGGCCGTGGTGCTGCTGCGAGTGACCGCACACACAATCGGCCCCAGTTTCCACGTGTCGGAGGGGATGCGCAAAATTTGGATCGTCGCGTCCCACGTGCCGTAGGTGGTCAGATCCCAAGCACCTTTCACGTCGATCGTGTTCGATACGTTGTGCGCGGCAGATATGTTCATCTCGATGTTGCTCGAGGTGATGGTGCGCGGCCATTCGATCCGCCACTGGCTGCCGACGTGGCCTTGCCGGAAGATCGCCGCGGACGCCGTGAGCGTTACCGTGCCGCTGGTGCCGTTGGCGAAGATCGTGGTGTCCTCGATGTTGATTTCCCGCAGTGGCGGGTAATACCAATCGACTTCTTCAAACGTCCAGTTGTTGTCGGCCAAGCGGGAGAGCTTGTAGACTGGGTATCTCGCATGGGCGAAATACATGATGTCGTTGATCTGCGCAAATTGCAGCTCGCGCAGCGCCCCTTCGTCATAAGGTGTTACCACCTCGAGGGGGAATCCGGTTAAAGCCAAGATCTGCTCGCCCCCGCCCTCGATGCCGCGCCAAAAGCGAATGTAGCCAACGCCCATTTCCAAGACAAAGCGGGTCGTGGTGGAAAAATTGAATCCGACCAGGCGGCACCGTGTGTTGCTGCGCTTGGTCTCGCCGACAAAGCGAAACCCCGGGCGCCGCACCACGCCGCCATACGGCAAAATCTGGAAGTTCTCGAGCGTCCGGCAGGCCGAGCGGTATTTCTCGAGCGTCGTCCGCGCATCGATAAACGGCGAGACTTCGCCCGCATTGAAGCTGGGATAGAAGTCAAATTTAGGCATAGCGCGAGCGGATCAGTTGAGAGTCGACCCAAGCCGGTTTGATGCGCAGCCGGCGTTCGGTCGAATCCCGGCGCATGGCCGAGGTTTTTAAAAGGGCATCGGCTTCGGCATTGATCAAGCGGGCCTTGTCCACATCCCCGGCCAGCGGCACGGCGAGCTTGGCGGCCAAAGTCGTCGAGAGCAGCTCGACAAAGCCGTTGTCGAACCGGGTCGGATCGGTCTCCCGAGCGATGTATTCGATAGCCAGCACGCCGCCGGTCCAAAGCACCCAGCGATTGGCGGCCAAGTCCGTGGCAAACGTGCCGGCCGTGTGCGCCAGCAGGCAACGGTAAACCAGCCCGCCTTGCGTGACGGCATTGCCCACCACGTAACTGCGGCCGGTAAGCCACGCCGGAGCCTCGCTCTCGGCATCGGTCAAAAGTCGGTTGCCTTGAATTTCCCACGCCGCTTCAGTCACACGGTTGCCGGTGTCGTTGACCCGGTAAACACGCAAACAATCGCTCGGCAAAGCATAGCTGTACGCCCACTTGAACTCGGGGGAAAGTGTCTCAGCCGTAAGCGTGGTCGATTTATTGGCCCACGTCCAAGAGCCGGTGAGCAAAAGCGAATCCCGCACCTGGGGAAGGAGCGACTGCGCCAAGAGCATGCCTTGGGTGGACGGCCCGAGCTGCTCGGCCGTGCCGATGCGGAGGATAGCCTGCCGACAAATCTCCTCGTTGCTGACCGTGGCCGCGGTGCGATCTTTGGCCTGGGCCAAGGTCAGCGCCGTCACCGAGGGCTTTTGCAGCGTCCCGGTGTAGATCTCCATCATCTGCCCGAACAGCTCCTTGGAACCGGTCAGCGGCAGGGCCAAGTGGCCGGCGAGCTTGGCCGTGAGCAACTCGACAAAGACGGCCGGAAAAAGCGTGGTGGTCGTGATGTTGGCGAGGTAGTCGAGTTGGATCGGCCCGGTCAGCGATGTGTGGATGAACCCGCCGACGATCTCCCACTTGCCAAAGTTCTCGTCCTCGTCGATGCCGTTGATGCGCAGCAGGCGCAAAAAGTCCGCCGGCAGGGGGAATCTGTTGGCGTAGCCAAACGCCGGCGGCGTGCCGTCCGCCGTGGCGGTGGCCAATTTGCGGCAAAATTGCCAATCCAAATCCGTCTGAAGTTCCTCGACGGTCTGGGCATAAAAAAGCGTGCAGTATTGCGCTTGGGCGGTTGCTTCCGAGAGGCTTGAGATCCTCGCGTCCCCCAAGCGTGCCAGCGCCAAATTGCAGATCTGCACGTCAGTCATAAATTAGGTGGCAGACTTTGCCCGGTCTGCCAGCGGGGTTGATCTTTTCAAGCCGATCAAGGCAAGCGGTAAGCGATCGTGAAGCTGATCTTCTTGCCCGCGGTGACGGCGTTGGTGCGAGTCAGCGCAGCCTGGATGCGCTTGGTCGCGGCCGTCACGGTGTGGCGAGGCAGCACGCTGGCGGTCACGTTGGGGGTGAACGCCTGGCTGCCGGCCGTGGAGCTGTTGAGCGTGATCGAGGTCGCACTGTAGCGGTCCGCGTCGAGGGCATCGCCCAAGGTCGGGATCGCCACGGAGCTGCCGCCGAGGCTCGCTTCGTTGGAAACGCGGCACAGCTCGGGGATCACAGTCGCGCCGACAGGAACGTCGGTCACGTCGATGATGTCGCCCGAGGCGGCTTCGGTTCCGGTGCACGTGTAGGTGGCCTCGATGAAGCG